ATTCCGTCGAGAATGTTGCGAACATCCTCGATCTTGTTCCTGCCGGTCATGTAGTTAGGATTTCTCACCCGGATCTGTACCGACGGTCTATCCAGGATCCCCTCTGGCCCGTAATCATGATACGGCGCCATGCCGCCGGTCTCGATGATTGTGGTCGAGGTTGATTTGTCTGGGATGAATCCCAGGAACAGATCTGTTCCGAGAGTGCCTATCCCTAGCGATGCCAGGTATTGGCAAAGGTCGTCACCGATACTGGTCACAGCCTCACCTCGGACAGCAGTTTTTTGAGATATACTGCATATTCTCCTGCAAGTGCGTTGACTGCGTTCTCCAGGAACTTTGCCTCTCCGACGCGGTGCCTGATCTCCACTCGTTCATGGACTGCGACCGCGTAAGCATTTCCTTGAGGCCAATCGCCACCGAACTTCTCATACCCCACTACCTGGGTATATTCGGCACCGTCTTTCATCGGTCCCTCATTGAACACGCGCGACCTCAATTCCCCGGTATCTACAGGAACCCTCCGTGTAGATTCTGATTCAACAAGACCTCCAAACTTTCGCAGACCGTCAGCAACTGCGTCGGTCATGTTCTTATCATAGATCTTGAGATTCGCAATCAGTGTCTCAGTACCCAGGATCTTTACAGTCTTTGTCACCCCATGCTCCTGCTGAATACAGTCTGGATTCCGGGCGCGTCTTCGCCGCCATCAACAATCTCATCCATGTCAACGCGGCGCACAAACTGGTCGGCGTGATAGAACACATAATCGGTGCCATCAACAAAGTACCGATCTGCATCTAACTGTTCAACGCCTGCGGCCGTCCTGATTTCAATGATTTGGTTTACCATAGTGATACATCCCGTTCCTTGTATATATCTATATCATCTGTTCGAAATAATTTTGTAGCGTGCCAATAGATCGCTGCAATGCGCTTAGAGCTTCGAGAGTTGTGTCGAGGCATCCTAAAGTGTCGTCAATAGCAAACAAAGCGTTATGCAGATCCTGTTCACATAACCCCATTCAATACCCTCCATAAAACTTCTCAGTTCCCATAACCAGAAACGGATGTTTCTGCTGGATGCTCTGGTTTAGACCATATGAGTCTGCATGAATAGAGTATCCCATCCACGACATAATCGAGCCTCGCGGGTCACGGGGGTAAGTGCCAGCTTCGATCTGCTGTAAACGGTCATAAACCCGATGAATGTTTCGGTTACGGACCCGAACGTGGTCTGGATACGTAACGTACCCTAACCAATCAATACCATGCCTTGCCGGTGCAACAATCTGTTTGCGAGGATGGAGATGAAGATGCAGCCCGGTAAGATAACCCTCGATTGCAGATTTCCAGTCCCACAATTGAGCCTTAGATTTGTTCAATATCACAATATCATCCATATACCGTAGGTAATGCCTGCATTTTAGAGTATGTTTTGCATAATAGTCAAGCTCATTGAGATAAATATTTGCAAATAGTTGACTGGTCAAATTGCCCAGAGGTATACCTACCCCTGGTCTATCACAGTAACTATCCAGGATTTTTTGGATTAATGAGAGCACGTCTCTATCAGCAATTTTGCGTCGGATTATGTTCATTAGAATCTCGTGATCAATACTGGCAAAATATGATCTGATATCCACCTGTAGGTAGTATGGGGGGTCCCGGTAATTGTGAATAAACTGTTGAAGACGTGCAACGCCTGCATGTGTGCCCTTGCCTCGTTGACAAGCAAAACTACCCTCAACAAACCCTCGCCTGAATAACCCGTAGATCACATCATAAAGTGCTCGATGGACAATGCGGTCCTCAAAGGCAGGGGCATTAATGAGCCGGCGCTTGGGATCATTGACATAGAAGCAGGTGTATCCCTTGGGAGTCCACTCCTGTGACCGCAACTCCTCCGCCAAGGAATCTAGATGCTCATGAAGGTGCGCCTCAAACTCGATGACGTACGGTTTATCCCCTTTTCCCCGGCGGCACTGAACATAAGCACTAAAGAGGTTGGTAGGGGTGTAGATCAGTGGGTAAAGGTTGTTGTAAGTTTTCATGGTACACCGTCTGGATAGATGCGGTGGAACAGTCGGTCAGAATTGACCTACCAGCTCCACATCATCAGTTTGGTTTTTCGCCGAAGCGGCGGGACTCGGGCCCTGTACCGTCAATCGGTGGCGGGGCAACCGTAATCACTCCCGCCCGCGCCGTTGAAGGTATTGCGCCACGGAACCCGATGTTGTTGTTCGTGTTCGTGGGGACATTGTTCAGATTCACAGCCCACACACCGTTGTTGAGGCCATTGTTCCAATTCCCGCCCCGTAGAGCAGCAAGGGGGTTCAGACCCGGCCCGCAGTGTCAGATAGCTTATTAAGCCATCTTCATCCACCCCCCGTTCATACGACCAATTTCATCGATCTGGAGCCGCATCCCATCTCGTAGGTCTGGAGTTATGTACTTGAGATCTGCTGCCAGATCAACCATCAACCAAATTTGTTGTAGGTCAACATCGATGGTCTCGTGCAACAACCGACTATGCGATTCGTTAACTGAGGCAATCGTCTTTAGCAGGTCTAGCGTGATTTGTCGCAGCTCAGAAGCCAGGCCTCCATACTGCTGTGGCCTTGGAAAACGGTCCGTCGCCGGGAAGACGACAACCGCCAGGTCCCGTGCCTTCTGGTAGATTTTCAGATTGATAAGATCAGATGTCAGAGTGCCAGACCTCCAGATGCTCAGAATGCGCCACGGAACCCGATGCTGCCGTCCGCGCCCGTGGGG